GCAGATTTTTCAAATGATGTGCTTTTTCAGCTTGGACAAGTTGCAAGCAAAAAGTATAAGAGCATCATAAGGAAATTGTCACCGTATGCGCCAATTGTAAAATGTTATGGGTTCCACGCGGCTAGATTCGAGTTTGGGATAAAATATTTCGGAATTGAATTTTCAAACATTCTTGACCTCGGTGCTCACCCTGGTGCGTGCGCTGCTTCCGCTTCCAAGTATTGTCATGAAATCGTGTGTGTCTCAACGATACCTAAGGACGGGGGAGATTTCTGCCCTTATGTCACTCGTGGTACTGATGTGCATTGTATAATTGCTGACGCCGACCATTTCGTCCCACGGAAAGTGTTTGATTTGCAACATGATGATGTGGATGTATGGGGCGCCTCTAGCGTTAACGATGATATCATTAACGGCCTTGGGATTGTTAGGCGCGCACGAATGAATTTCAGATTTGTGAAGCAGGCCCTGTTTACATTGAAGGAGATTGATGGGCGCACAATCGATGACTTGTATGATTTGTATAAAGATTATGGATATATCGATTATGTAAAGCCCCTTTTCTCGAATCCATGGAAAAGTGAATTTATGGTGTACGTTAGGAAGGAAAAAACCCCACGAATCCGCAAAGCCGCGTTTGTGGCGAATTTGTATGGTTTTCTTAACGCTATGGCGCCAGACCTTTTCAAATGGAGCGAGTTGTTGCTTAATGCAATTTCAAACTATAAGGGGGCTGAACATATTGAACCGAATCCGAATCAGAGTACGATCTATGAAGATGATTGGGTGCGGTCTTGGTCCCAGGGGAAAGAACATTTGAGTCTCTTTGAATGTTCTCCACTTGGAGCTAACGCGCACGCAAAAGATCTGGAGTTGGAAACTTGTTCTGTCGCGGCCGTACGGGGGTGAAATAACTAGTTATTCCAGTATGTGTTTGATGTCTTGGGGAGAATCGCCCTGCATCCCAATATACCAAGGTTGGGCATCTGTTACTGGAATTGTTTGTATATGGATTTTTGTCCTTGGATTTGGAAGTCTTGTTGAACCTTAGCGTGCTGTGGATATGATGTTCAGGCCGCGATAATAGACTAAGCAGGATGGCCAAATTTCTGGATTTAATTCGTACTGGGGATGTACTTATTTATTTGTTACCCGATAAACTGGATCAGTCCTGTTGTGTGTAGGACGTGGGATAGGTCGTCCCACGGCCCAACACACCAAAGTTAGTAACTTTGTCTGTGATTTAGTGGTAGGTTTGATAGTGTCTTTCCGAAAATTCGGCATGCTGTGGATTGGATGTCCAGGCATCGCCTTTAGAGTAGGTAAGCTTCATTCCGATTATTATTTTCAGTTGGATCATCCCGTGTCTTCGGAGAGTGTCTCTTGACAATTGTCAGCAGTTGTGGATCTGATGTCCAGACTTCTTTCATGCGGTCCTGTTGGCACTATAAAGAACGCCTTGTTTCGACAAGTGGTACAATACGGTATCAAACGCTCGAATATAGCATAAGTTGTTTAAACAGCGGTACTAG